GTCGTGAGCCTCGGCCCACCAGTGAACGAAGCTCGGGAACAGCACCTTCATCATGGCCATGCGGCCCTGGATGCTCTGTGCCCGTGTGAGCTTGTCCCCGACCGGCGGAAACTCTGCAATCGAGCAGAACACGCGTTTTTCCATCATGCGCTTGCGCAGGAACGGGCCAATGCTCTTCGATATGTGATCCTTGCCGGCCCACCAGAATAGGGGCTGGTATTTCTCCATCATGGCGATCATGACTTCCACGACGGTGTTGGTGTCGGCCTGCCGCCAGAAGCAATCCGGCTGCACCCACATCTGATCGTGCTCATCCACGCCGACGCACATCAGGCAGGTCTTGTCGCGTCCTTGTTCGAGGGAAACCGCATGATCGCTGGCACAGTAGAACCGGAGCCGGTCCTTGGCTGGCATCCGATCCACGCGCGGGTAAGTGCGAAGGTTCACAGCCTTGAAGAAACTTCCCTCTTCGGGGGTGGGGCGGCCCTGATAAAGGGCCTGGAAGCCGCGAATGTCGGTCTGGCGAATGCTGTCGAGGTAATCTTCGTCAAAGCGTTCTGGCCAGAGCGGTTCCCCCTCCTTTCGCCCCAGAACGTCGTCTTTCCGCGCCAACGCTGGCATGTCGATAACCCGCCACTTCTTCGCCTCTGCGAGGCTATAACAAGGGTTCTGTGGGTCCGTCAGGCGTCCGATCAGGTCGTCTTCATGCCAGCGTGTATTATGGGTCCACAGTCCGTTAGCAACGAAGTTGTGCGTAGTAGAAACTGTCAGATCGTAGACTTTCTCGACACCGAAGGGCGTTACGCTCTCAACAATATCAGTAACGGGTTCTGACGTAATCGATGGCGCGTTCCAAGATTTTGGTATCTCTAGTTCGTCCGGCGATCCGGTTGCAGTCGTTGCATAAAAGGCCGCGTAATTTCCCAGTTTGGTGGTTATGGTCGGGAATGAGATTTGTGACCCAATGCTTGGGCCGGCCGGCGCTGCCATCGGTAAGGCATATGGCGCAAAGGCCGTTCTGCTCGGCGAACATCCGGTTAAAATCCTTGCCGTCAATGCCGTAACGCCATTTACGGCGCGTCTCCAGGCGCTTCGGAGCCGTGCAGGAAAGTGGGCGCGACCCGGAAGCCCATTTCGTCTTGGCATAGTGACTGCTGCACAGTCCTCGGCATTTGGCCGGTCGCTGACAGCCGTTCGTAGCGCAAACGATGCCTTTATAGGCTCCGTGCCGTGCCGGACGATACGCATTCCAGGCTGCAAGTCGCGTATCCTGATCCATCTCAAACCCTCATCCGAGAGAACGAGGAACGGATGGCGCGCATTGGCTCGGATTTCCGTTCTATTCGTTCTCAGCAAATAGGTTTGATCGTAACCATTATCGATGACGGCGGCAACCTCGCTGCCGACGATCCGGCTGCCGTCCCAGGAGACGACGCGATCTCCCGGCGCGACCTCATCCAATCGTTTCGAACCACCACCCGCCATGCTGATCGCAGTGTCGCCGGTCAGGCACTGAATGATGACGATTGCGCCAGCCTTCGTCATGAGGCGGGTCTGAAGAACCTGAGCGTACCAACTCCAGAGCTGTTCTCGGATAGTCGGACTGTCAGCCTCCTTCCGATCCTTTGTGGGGTCGTCCAGCAGAATGACGTCCGCGCCACGGCCCGTCGCGCCGGAACCTCGTCCGAGGAAGAAGATGACGCCTCCCGCAGTCGTCTCCAGGCGGTCAACCGAAGCTGATCCGGCTTTCAGGCGTGCCTTGGGGAACACCTGGTTGTAGAGCGGGCTGTCCATGAGGTCGCGCACGGCGCGACCGTGATCCCAGGCGAACTTCTCGGAGTAGGTGGCGACGATGATCGACTTCTCGGGGTTTCTTCCGATGAACCAGGCCGCGAACATATGCGAGGCCAGGCGCGTCTTGCCGTGCCTGGGCGGCAGGGTGATCTGAAGCCGCTTGTAGGCGCCTTTTTCCACCTCCTCCAGGGCCGCCCCGAGCACCCGGTGGTGCCTGGAAGGCCGATAGAGACTGATGGTCACGTCGTCCCGGTCGTCGGGAACCGGGCTCATGAACTGGGCGAAGGCGATCAAATCCTTCCGCGCAAGCAGGATGGCCTTCTTGCGCAGGAGCAGCTTGCGGGTGAAGCCCTGGTCGTTCATTTATGCTTCTTGTGCTTCTTGCCGTTGTCGTCGTCGTCATCATGCCCTTTGTCGTGCTTCTTGCCGTGGCCTTTCTCGGCGTCATGATCGTCTGGGCTCTCTTCCGGCGCCCCTGAAGCGTGCTTCTCGCGAGCCCGGTCCGGGTTGGACAGGGTGCCCGTGCCTGCCTGTTCGAGAGCCGTCACCCGGTCACTGAGCGCCGAGATGGCACTCTCGTTGGCGGACACCCGGCTGGTGAGCGAGGTGATGTTCCCCTCGTTGACGGTGACCCTGGCTTCCAAGGTGGTGAAGCTGTCGGTGATATTCGCGGGGTCTAGCGGTATCCCGGGCACGGTCACGTAGAGGGTTTCACCGGGGTTCCAGTCTCTTCCCGAGGAGTTCGTCACCGACACCTTGTCGAAGCCGCCGCTCCAGGCACCGGACGCCTGCTCCGGGGTCAGCACGGTTCCATCGAGCACGAAGCCCGTCTCGTCGGTCTTGTAGCTGGCCGGATCGGTGAAGCCCGGCGTCGGCACGCCGACGGTGCCCGTGTCGGCGACGGTATCGGTCAGCCGGAGCTGCCAGGCATAGGATTTTACGGCCATGTCGAACTTCCTTTCAGGACACGCGGACCGGGGCCGGCTTGATCTTCAAGCCGCCGCCGCCTTTGGATTTCGGCTTCGGAGGAGCGCCGCCCCCGGCCGGCGGGGCTCTCATCGCCGGGGGGCCGGCACCCATCGCTGGAGGCGGCCGAACGCCCGGAGGCGGCCCGAGCCCGCCGCCACCTGGAGGAGCCCCGCCCGGGGGCGGCATCATTCCACCCCCGCCGGCAAGGTGCGGCATAACGGGAGGACCGCCGCCACCCATGCCGGGGTGCATGGTCAGGCTGGCCGGGGCGCCGTGCTGCGCGGCCAGTCCTGCAAGAAGCTGCGCGACCCCTCCGGGAGCGCCCGGAGGACCGCCGGCCATGCCGCCCGGAGGTGGGGCCATCGGAGGAAACGCCATTATTCGATCTCCTTTATGCGAGGTAAGTAGCCGCCTAAAAACTGGGCGATCTCGCCGTTGCGCCTGGGGACGATTTCGGGCGGTTTATCCCAAAACGCAATGGCTTCGGCCACGGCTTCCGGCTCGGCACCTTCGTTGAAGCGCTTCACGAAGGTCGAGCCGGCAAAACCACCCTGGCCGATATTGAAACAGATCGAGACGAAGGCGTCGAACTGGTTCTGCGTCATGGGCTTCGTGATGTTGTCGTTGACCGCATCTTCGAATTCGTCGAGGTCTTTGTTGAGGATTTCGGCGGCTTCTTCCTCGGTGATGGTCATCCCAGGCACCGGCTCGGGCGGTCCGGCACCGGCTGTGTGCCCGCAACCTATGGTCCAGACCCCCACGCTGTCCTGGTAGGCCGTGAGCACGATGCCCTCGCGCTCGATGAGCACGTCGATGCCGGCTTCCGAGATTTCTATTGTCATTTTGGCGCTGCCACCAGTTTGAGTATTTCGGCGCAAGTCTCCTGTGTCGGGACGAACTTTCCATCGGTCATGAAGACGACGCAATTGGTGCCTGGAGCGACATGCCCCTCTATTCGGTCGTCTGGCATACGCAGAGACGCAATTCCTTCGATATTCAGCTCGATTTCCTGGCCCGTAGGCCCGTGAACCGAGATGAATACCAATGCGGTAATCCATAATATCACGTCGGCACTTTTTCTTTGGCCACGAGGCCAAGGTCCACGAGCTGCCCCCATGTCGCGAATTTCTCCATCGGATCGGGCACGATCTCCTTGGTGGGGTCATGCGCCGCCACCACCTCGTTCAGCGTCTGCTTCTGGGCGTCGTCCAGGCTCTCGGTGCCTGTGAACTCGCCTTCGGTGGTCCAGGCGAAGGGCAGGCC